AACACGCACGATGAAACAGCGGCAAATTCGTTAGCGATGTTTTCTAATAACCTTTATCAAGACTCAGCCGACGAGTGGCGATATATTGTAACTGATGAATCGAGTCGCTATTACCAGAACGGTGGTGGGCATTATTTCGATACCGCGCCATCGGGCAGTGCGGGTGCGGCGGCATCGTTTACAAATCGCTTGAAAATCGACTCCGATGGCGATGTGTTGATCGGGTCGGCAAACAAAGGCCCATCCGATGGCGCAACGGTCACAACGCTCCGAGTCGCAAATTTTGGGGCGCAGGGCGATCTGGGCAGTCTGGAATTATGCGGTCAGCAATCGTCGGGCACTGGGTCAAGCGTTCTCGGCAATATCGATTTTCTGGGATACGCGAGCGATGGCGGTGCCGTCAATGCGCGAGCGATAATTAGGGCGGTAACGGAGTCTGAATATCGTAACTCAGCGTTAAGTTTTTACACGCAGCCGACAAGCGGCTCAGTAACAGAGCGTATGCGGATAACCAACAATGGTCATCTTGCCGTTGGTCAGTCAACGGCAGCGTATCGGTTGGAGGTCATAAACGATCACAATGGCGGTTGGGCATCGCGTATAATTAACAGCGGTAATTCGACGCCTTATGTCCAATGGTTGCGGATGTCTGCGGCATCAACAACGACTACGAAATTTATACAATGCACCGACAATGGTGGTGGTGACGGCAACATGAAGTTCATCGTTTTCGGTGACGGTGATGTTGAGTCCGCGACAAATTCATATGGTGCTGTATCTGACGTAAAACTAAAGCAAGACATCGTTGATGTTCGCAGTTATTGGGATGATTTCAAAGCTATTCGGTTCCGCAAATTCCGTTTTAAAACCGATGTTGAACTGGATGCGAATGCACCGTTGATGTATGGAGTGGTTGCTCAAGAGTTGGAAACTGTATTTCCGACCTTGGTGACGACTCATGTGGATACTGAAAACCGCCAAGTCGCGGTATTGGACGATGAAGGCAACCCGACATATGAGCAAACCCAAAAACTAACCGATGATGGGGATGCGGTATTAGATGATGACGGTAATGCCGTAATGGTTGACGATACAGAAAAGCCAATAACTGAAGAGAAAATGGTCGATCTTGGCACTACAACTAAATCCGCTAAATATTCAATCCTTGGTCAGATCGGACTCAAAGTAGTCCAAGAATTGCAGACCCGCCTTGAGGCAGCAGAGGCTAAAATCACCGCATTGGAATCTGCGTGACCCACTGCGAGATCGGGTTTGTTACATTGCTGTCGATGATTGCACTATGTGGGATTGGAGTAGTGGTACTGTCTACGATTTCTAAACCAAAAGTGACAAAAGTTAAACCCAAAAAGCGCACACACAAACGCATACAATAGTGTTGTAATAGTGTTGTATTATAAAAGCGAAAAAGAGAGAAAAACATGAATCGTATTAACTGGAACAACCTACCACAAGATCCAGACGGTATGAGTTTTGGTGATACTAAAAAAGCGTACACTCAACTGTGGAACCAGCTTGATGAATGTAAGCGTATGCGCCATGCAGTGGATGCCACGCTTAGGGCGCGATCAGTAGAGGTGCGTGGGACCAAAGAAGATCTACGTAGGGCCAAAGGCCAGATAGTTACGCTAACTAAAAAGGAACACCAGAAATCAAAGGAAAAATCAGCAGCAGCGTATGCGACCACAGCTGCAACAATGTTAATCATTAGTTACCAGGTCGTAGAAGTATTCGGAGGCTGGGGTCGCTGGACTCCAGTGTTCGAGCACGAAGCAACAATCGGTGTACTACAAGTAATGATAGGTTCAATCCTCGCATTCGCAATGCGTCCATTACACTAGGAGAATATAATGCTAGACATACTAAAGCAAAACATTAAAGTAGGATTCGGGAAAAAAGAAGCATCTAAGTCTGGAAAAAGTTTAGCCGTAGGAGGTGTCGGTGCAGTTGCATTTGACATCATATCAAAAATAGGGTATATGCCTGAGATGGCCTCAGACCCCGAACTAATGCCCTATGCCATAGCAGGTCTGACGGTAGCTATTAACACTATACGTCAGTTCTTTTCTAATCTAGGAGAGTAGCATGAGTGACAAAGTAGCGAAGATGCCAGACACAAAGAAGCCGGCACTTGAGGTCGAGGATGTAACGGCGGATATGATAGCTCAGAATGAGAACGCTCTTAATGAACGTCTTGCTCAGTTGATGGCTAATGATCCAACGGCATCCAGGATTCAAGGCCGGCTCGAGGTACTGCGAGGTTTAAACTCTCAGATTAACTCATAACTTGTGACTTCCAATTCACCCACGTAAGGGGGAAGTAGGTTCCGTCTTGGATCCGAAACCACCTTGCGCGGGTGTTTGGATGCGTACTAGCTCTAAGGTCTGTGTGGAATCCAGGACGGTTCCAATGTGGGTAGAGTCCTACACCTGTCCATGTATTCATACGTTCGAGCTTTAGGAACATATCGAATAGCTCTTCAGGATCTTTGATGCCACAATCCCAGTCTTGTGCTAGACCTTTGGAGCCGATGGAACGTATAGTAGAACTAGATCCCGCGGATGCATCGTGGTCGCAATCGGCTTTATGTAGCGATCCTCGAGCGTGTGACGTACTCCACAAATCTACAGCGTCTCCATGTGGGTGGTATACTACACCGCTGCTAGACTTTGTGAATGTCATAGGACGCGAGATCCAGTCGCGTGTGTCTTGTAAGGCATGGACTAACTTCGCATCCATTTTATCAGGGTTGTTAAACTCTGCACGTACGATATTCGGGTGTTCCCATAAAGTAGCCATATATATCCCCTTGATTAATTCACCTTGTGAATCATTGGTTTGTGGTGTATGTGACCTTTGCTCGGCCTCCACCTTTGCGTGTCTTAACGTCTTCGTTTATTACACCTGCTGCTTTAAGTATACTCAAACACTCGTCTAGTTTATCCTTATTCATCTTACGATAGACGTTACGTAGTAGTGTAGATCTATCTATGGTTTTTGCATCTTTGATTATACCTTCTACGATCTTAGTTTCAAATATCTCATTGGCATACCTGACCTCCTTGAATATAGAAGTTAAACCATCGAATGTATGTGAGATCTTAGCAATCGCATCTTGTATATCTACTACATGGATCTTTAGTGTTCTACGTCTAGCGATCGAGTACGTCATAGCTAGCTTCAACACATGTGTATGCTCCCGTCCAAAGAACCCACTTTGTACATTGTCTAACCCTGGACTCTCCTCGCGTTTGTTATACCATGTCTCGAAGTAATCCCACGCATCTCTGGTAAGTTCCATCTCACCCTCCATACCCATACGATGCTCTATATGAGTGACCAACCTATCTCGAAGTTTCTCTAAGACGCTATCAACCACAGGATGAGCAATACGAATGCCAGACCGCTCACTGTGCACAAATATGACCCTGCCCACGAACCCTTGATTGAACACAGATGACGTGACGTTTTGAGCGATCCAGTCTGGAGTCGTTGCGCTGAGTAACGATATAAAGACTTCATAGACATAATCCGATCCTGATGTTTTAGTTATGTATTCGAATACGTCTGGGCAATCATACCAGTCTATGAGTAAATCCACAAGACCGTTAGATTGCGCGGCTTTGGATAGAAACACACCTAGCTCGGAACTAAACAAATAACACGGCCTAGAGGTTTTGTCTGCTATCACAGGCTTAGCGTCTGTCTCTAGCATACCTTCTAGTCCACGACTTGATATAGCCCTGCACAATGCCTCTGGAGTCATCTTACCTGATAGTATTGTGCTTATGCCGTGAGTCAACCCTGAGTCTATTTTGTTTTGTGTCGCTCGTCTAAGTAATCCTACCCCTATGTTTATAGCACTACTCTTACGGCTCATTGCTGAACCTGCTACGAGTATCACATAGTGATTCGGGTACAGCCGATCATGCCCTCTAGAAAGCCATACTTTCCTACCAACAGCACCACTTATGAGGCTTACAGCTGTCCAGAAATGGAAGTCCCTAGGAGACTCCTGACCTTTGGTGTAGTCAAGATATAAGTCAATGAAATCATCTTGGTATTCCTTTTCTGGCCCTAGTGAGGATTCTTCTAGCATAGTAAATCCTTCCTAGGTTGTGGGTTATTCTGGTATTACTTCAAGATCAGGAGCTTGATAACCTTGCAAGAGTGTGCTAAGTTCAGAGTGCAACTTAACTGCTGAGTCATGGGCTAGGTCTAACACAATCGCAGTTACGATACTATCGTCTAGTATTGCTATTATTACGCTGTCGTCATTGTTTGAGTCATATACACTTAAGTTATCTTCCACAGTGTTCTTAATATGAATATGCATAATACACTCCTAGTGAGCCAAAGGAAGGGTCTGCAAGCATCTCCCAATACTTACAGTTGTACATACGACCTGGTATATCCAGGCCCATATTGGCATATGTACAATAGGAGCCTACCCACCTCCCAACCCCTCCAATGGCAAGATTATTTACAGGATTTCCAATTAGGTCCAGATGCGAAGTCGGCAGGGATTACTAGGTCGTCTTCCCAATAATATCCAAAGCCCTTTGGGATAGGTTTCTCCATCTCCTCGCATACAATACTACGGACATGTTCTAAGTCTTCTGGTTTGCACTGACCTGCTACGGAATCATGGACCTGAAGCAAAACAGATGCTTCAGGTATGGATTCTAGTCTGAGCTCTATACGAGCCAACGCAGCATTGATATGATCAGCCGCGGTAGATTGTGGTACAAAAGCTACAGCAGCCCTATGGAGTTGATCACCCCAGCGATCCAGAAACACTCTTTGTCGCCCGTAGGGTGTACGCATCACACGATTAGTCTTAAGGTGCTGTATAGTATTAATCCACCACTTATGTATACCAGGCCTTAAAGTCTTAAAGCTCTCTATGAACCTACGAGAATCATTAAGCGAGAACTTCATGTCAGGCACGTACTCGTTCATAAGATCCTTGAGCTTGCCTGGACCTACCATGTAGTTAATCGCATGTGATGCCCTTTTGCCTATATCGCGGTATGTGTAATGTGTGCCCTCTACAGGATCACGGACTTTACTCTCAGGGATCTTAAACAAAGCCCTAGCGTTTTCACTGTGTATGTCTCGACCCTCTATAAAGCCCTGTTTGTAATTCTCGTCTGCTGCTACGTAGGCTGTTATGCGAGCTTCGATCTGTGATCCATCAGCTTCCCAGAGTACTAAGCCTGGGTCTGGCACAAACCAGTCACGTTGATCTCCTGGGACATTCTGTAGGTTCATACCTTTGTTAAATACATCTTTAGAACTAGATATACGTCCTGTGTCTGTAGCTGATGTACGGTACGATGTACGCATTCTGCCGTCTTTGTGTACCTTAGCCTCAAGATACGTCCCTATGGTTTTACGTCTGTCACGTACTGCCAAGCACTTGTCTATGAATGCGTGATGTTTAGGTTGTCTAGGACGTAGTAGTTTAAGTGTATGTACATCTGTAGAAGGTGTTTTACGTCCTCTACCTACAGGCAATCGAACTCCCTTGGACTTGAAGTGGTCCAGTACCTGTTTAGGGCTGTTAGGATTAACCCCACACAAAGCATCATCGGCAAGAAGATCAGCCACTTCTTTGCTAAGGGTTTCTTTGCGTTTCGTCCTAAGATCTTCATCTATGTTTACTCCTTTATGTTCCATACGAATTAATGTCTTAGTCACTGGCATGGCTACATTGTGAAAGAACTCCCAGGCATGTGTAGATATTAACTCATGCGAGAGCTTTATAGCTACCTCATAGGTCACACAACAATCTATACCATTGTATTCCCATAGGGTATTGTTATAATTACCACTGGTTGCTTCTTTACGCATCTCTTTATAGAAATTCTTGTTTGTGTATATAGATGCTAGGAGGTCTAGGCTGTGACCCATCTCGGGATGCATTACCGAATGTGCAACCATAGTGTCCATCCATACATTGCGTACCCGTATGCCAAAATTCTTAGCTAGGTACTGGACATCATAGTCTAGGTTTTGTCCTACTTTAAGAGAGTTATTACTAAGGAGTATGTCTAACTCTCGTATGAGTGCTATTCTGTCCTCGTGCCTAAGTTGTGTAGTGAACGGGATCACTACAGCATCCTTAACAGATCTAGCTATTCCTATGCATGTTATACACTCAGCATATGTCTCGATGTCAAATGCTAAACATGGGGCATCGTGGTACGACCTAAGAGTTTCTATTAAGAGTTTTGTTATTAAGCCTGATTCCTCGGTGGCATGATCCTTCTTAAGTTGTCCATAGTGTACGATGTCACGTTTGTGATCTACTATGGACTTAAAATCCGTCATCACACGTCTGGCTTTTAAGGCATCTTTACGGCAAAGCACTAACCAAGAATACTGACGTATGATACTTACTGGAGCAATCATAGGGATAACAGGGATTTTTCCTCTGTTAGAATACAACAACGACCCACGCCATTTAGTGATGCCGGACTCACTACATAGAAACCTAAGCGCATACTCGCCTACTGCTATGATTAGCTTACGTGGATGTTTCTGTATAAGTTTCCAGTGTTCCGCACTACGTTCGAAAGGATCGTCTACTATATCTAGCTTATTCCCAGGAGCTTGCTTGCCATAGGTATGTAACACTAAGCAATCCTTGCGGAAGATACCTGCACGGGCTAGTATGTCATCAAATAATAGTTCTCCTTGAGATCCTGAAAAAGGCACTCCAGATATAGCATCGTCTTTGGATGGTGATTCTCCTACAACTACAATTTCTGAGTCTTCTGCACCGTCTGGTTGTATATTCATGTAAGCGTCTCGCTTTCTAAGCCACTTGATTATTGGGTGGACCATTAGGTCCAACTTGGAATCCTTTGCCCTCTACCACTCTGCTAGACCCCTTAGAAGCCTAGTACTACTTGGTACCCATGTTCCTTGTAGTCCTAACAGCCTTATACGCCATCTTCGGCATAAACAAAACTGTATTGTATGCAGCCTTTAACCACCCCCTAGGGTCTACTAAGGTTTTAGATTTATGTGGGCGTAGATGAACCTGGATGTTATTGTTTACTATGGTTATTTGGACTCTGCCCGAAGATGTATACACGGTTACCTTTTGTTGGTTTGCACTAAAGCGGGCACTATGTATCTTGGCTTCCTTCATGCGAGGTCTCCAGTACGAGTCTAGACTTAGTTACTTTGATTGCTTCGGGATTTATGTCTGAACCCAAAGCTCTACGGTTGGTTTGTATGGCTGCTACTAAGTGTCCACCTGAGCCACAACACGGGTCTATTACTAGCTCACCCTCAAGGGTACAGTTTTCTATAAAGAACTTTAGTATGTCTAGTGGCCGCTCTGTCGGATACTTGGTAGCAACAGGTCTAGCGTATGATATAAGATTAGGGCCAAGACGTTCGGGCATAGATACAGTACCCTTACGTAGATGACAGATATACTCATAGGTTTGATCACCTGTGGCAGCTCCATTGATTGCAGGTGTAGATTTTACCTTGTTCCATATCCAAGGTGGGTATTCGAACTCTAGGTCTGGAATTAAGGTACATGCACGTTCGATCCAGAATGTCTCTATCCAGGAGCTAAATATCCACATGTGGGCATTAGGCTTCAAGGCTAGATACAACTTAGGGATTAACTGTTGTACGAAGGACTTAATGGATTCCTCATCGTCCTGCCATTGGGTGCCGTGAGAGGATTTGGCTAGTGTGTTAGACTCAAAGACCTCTATGCCAAAAGGTAGATCGGTTAGCACTAGATCCACACTTTCTTCTTCGAGTGTATCGAGGAAGTCTAATGCATCGCTTAGGACTACTACGCCATTTAGGTCTTGTCTATGGGACTCCATAGCGCGGCGTGCTATCTCGGCTCGTATTTCCTTAACTTTGTATGCCTTGAACTTGCCTAGGATGCCGCTCTTTGATGTCTCGTGCTCAAGGTCTGCTAGCTCTGGAATGTGTTGTGCTATGTCTAATACCCTAGCTACCTTGCGATGATCACTTACACTGGCTTGGGACATATTGAGATCCTTAGCCGTGTCTTTTTGTGAGTGGCCTCCCTCGGATGCTCCCAGGCCACGTTTAGTTTTACCTTTGAGCTTCTCCATTAAACGCTCATAGTCATCGACAGCGCGAGATTCCTCAGCCGGAGTCAAAGGCTCACGTTTAATGTTCTCTTGGAGTTCTATGGTATGTCGATGCCAATCGTCTGTAGGGTCTATGATTGAGATCTTTACGGTCTCGAAGTCTGCCCAGTTTTCATATGTGTCTTTGTTCTTTAGTATGGTCTTGATTGCTTTAAGTCTACGTTCGCCCGCGATTAATATAAAATTAGAGTCTACTACAATAGGTTGTATCTGGCCTACTTCGTGGATGCTGTCTGCTAGTTCTTTGAGCTTTGCAGGAGCAAACTCTTTACGTTGCCGCATCATAGGAGTTTTTATCTCCGATGGTGCTATGGATCTAATGTCTTCGGTCATCTAAATATCCTTAACTGAGAAAGGCAAGACACGGGTAGTGTTATTACGACACTACCCAATGCCCTGCCTATCTCGTGGGGTTAAATGTACGTGTACTACCCTAGACTACAAAACGCTCGATCTTAATAGAGGTACCAGATGTACCGGTAGTCTCGTTAGACCAGTCTTCGGACTTGATTTTAGCCACACACTCGTTACCGATAGCTTCGTCTAGATCCTCTGAGATGTTCTCTTGGATCTCCATGAAGTTAAGGTTTAGTTTCTTCTGGTCGTACTCGTCACTGTCAGGATCAAGGCTGTTCAGTTCGGAGAGACGATCAGCGAAAATAGCCAGCACTGCTTGGTTGAAGAACCACGAACCCCAGGAGCACCAGTGGAATACCGTAAAGCCATTGGAGTCTGCATCATCGGCATTAATAACTTTGAACTCGAAATTAATGCCAGGCTTTGCGGATGCGCGAGACTCACGATATGCCCATTTGCTGAACGTGAGTTCGTACTGTCCAGGATCAATACTACGGTCAAGGTTCTTCTTCTCGGTCTCGAGGCTACCAAACTGTAGGTCTTGATATACTTCGGTCATAATAATGTTACCCTTTGTCCTATGGATAATGTTGGTATGTGTATACGTGTGTATACGCGAATGTTACGTACGACTATTATTACTGTTGTCCTTTCTCTTGCGCCGCCGCGAGGCTATGTTGTAATGCTATATTAACGCGAACTAGAGCTTCTCGTCTTTCTTGGAATCCCATGTATCGCGCGTGGTCTATTTGACCTATTAAGATTTCTTGTAGGGTGTACGCATCGTCTTCTGTGATGGGTAGATATATCGTATCTTCAGGCATTTTAGTATACCCTTTGTTTATGTTGCCTAAAAGGTTAAAGTCTTTCTTAGGGTTCATGGGAGTAGTATGTTAAAATCCTGGGGCATCTCGGATTCTAGGTTAGGATTACGTACACGTGCTGTGTATACGCCACTGGGACGGGTTTGCCATAGGTATGATGCTTTGTCTCCTTTACCTTTAACTACTGCATGGAGTACATAGTCGAAGTACGATGGAATGATACCTGCGAGCTTACCAGTGAGTGACGGGACTATCTTCACTATGCCTGTGGTTTCGTTTTCCTTAGCGTCTTCGTGACATATTACTACTATGTTCTTCTGCATCATTATCAAGGCTTCAATGAACTTTATGGTTAAGCGCATTGCGATGCCGTAGTCTGGTTGTGTAGG